GCCGCCGCCGCTCCAGAAGCCCCCACGGAGCGGCAGACGCTCACCCTCGTTGCGCATGTGGAAGCGCCCGCGCTCGATCGTGGTGTCATGCGGGAACATGCCCAGAAGCTTCAGCAGGTTCGGCACGGTGACGCCCAAGGCGGCAGTGAGGTCCTTGTATTGCTGAGAGGCCAAAGTGCTCCCGTTCGACTGGCTGGTCACCGAGGTGGCAAGCTGCGGGCTGCCCGTGCCGGTCGCCCCGGTCGCGTTCCATTTCAGGGTGCCGGACGTGCCGGGCGTCACCAGGGTGCCGTTCGGCATGATCGCGCGCCAGAGGGTGCTGGTGTCCGAATGATCGGCATCCGTGGCCGCCGCATTGTTGTCAGGGATGATCTGGATCTCGCCATCGACCAGGCGCAGGCCGCGCTGCCATTCCCAGACGTTGCCGGTCAGGTCCGCGATGCCCGCCGGGCTGTTGTCATGGAACCAGCTGGCCGGACCCGAGCCGGTCAGGGTGCGCGCGGCGGTGCTCGTATCGGCTTGCGAGCTGCCATCCTGCCGTCGCCCGGTCTCGTAGGTCTGAGCGTGATCGCGGCCCCCGTTGGTGTTGCCACGCGGCATGAAGCCGTTCTTCCAGCACCACAGCGCGACGGCCGACCACTCGGCGTTCGTCATCATGTGCCAGCCCGGCCCCTTGACCGAACAGCGCGCATCGGCGGTGTCGAAATTGATCGAGGCCGAAGGGTCCTGCCCAGGCATCGACAGGGCGTGGTTGTCGTGGACGCGCGCCAGGAACTTGCCGACAAAGATCTCGGACTTCTGGACATCGCCCACGATGAAGGCCGGGTGGGTGCCGGAGCCGAGCGCCGGATCGATGTCCTCGATATTGAAGCGCGGCACCACACACATGACCGAAGGATATTGCTTCGCGTCATAGAGCACGGTATTGAGGCCGCCCGATGCGGCCTCGACGGACTGGCGCAGGGCGTCAGGCGTGGAAATGGTGATCCCCATGAAGGTCACTCCTCTGTTTCAGTGGGTTCGTTTGCCTCGGGCACGGCCCAAAGCTGCAATGTCATGGCCGAAACCTGACAGGGCTGCGGCACCGAGATGGTCTGGGTCACTTCTTCCCCGTCGATGATCTCGGTCACCTCGTCCTCCGCATAGCGGCGCGGCGGAATGATGATGACGGCGGCGAAGGTATCGCCCTCGAAAGACAGCGCGCCGCTGGCATCGGCAAAGACGGTGATCACGCGCTCGACGTCGCGCTGCTCCTCGTCGATATCGATCGTCAGGCTGCCGCCCAGGGTCAGGATGCACTCATCGAGCGATGTGGTGATCTTGTGGCCCTCGTTCATGTGAATGATGTTCATGGTGCGTCCTCACTGGTAGCGCGGATTGAGAAGGGTCCAGCGGACATGGACATTGTCCGCGCTGCCCGTCTGGCGAAGCTTGAAGCCATTGGTGGCCTTGTCGTAGACCACGAGCGTTCCGACCGCCGCCGGATCGGTGGCGCTCTCGACCTCCAGCTCGACGGCATAGTCGGCTGCCGGAAGCACCTCGGGGAAGGACACCGATGCCCAGGGATCAAAGGTGGTCAGCCAGGCATTCGCGGCCTGGATCACGCGCAGGTCGGTCAGCGTGACCGCCGACAGGCTGTTGCCGGTGTTGTTGGCGGGCACGGTCACCCGATAGAGCGGCAGGCCGTTGTCCGGCACTTCCAGCGCGATCTGCACCTCGTAGCTGCTGCCCGAGCCGATCAGGAACGCATGGTAGTCCAGCGCCTCGCTGGTCTCGTTCGAGGGCACCGAGACGTGATAGTCGTCATCGGCCAGCGACACGATCATGCCGTCGATCTTGGCGCGGCTGACGCCGGTGCCGACCGTGCCGGATTGCGACAGATGCAGGGCGCGGATGTCGGACTTGCTCAGCACCATGCCGGTTATCACGTGCTTGTTCTTGATGACCACGGACCCCTGGGCCAGCACCCGCTTGCGCAGCACTTGCATCTCGCGCGCCAAGACGCCGCCGAGGCCGAGCGCCTCCTGCATGCCTGCAAGGATCGCGACCTGCTGTTCGGGCGAGAAGGCGTCATAGCCTGCCAGCCGGTCGCCCAGGTTGGCAAAGCCGCCACGCGCAGTGACCAGCTCGTCGGCCTTTTCCTTGAGCCATGCGGTGCGGTTGGCCAGTTGCTTTGCCTGGACGTTCGAGATGCCGTCCGGGCCGCCGACCACCGGGTCGGTCAGCTCGATCTGGTAGATCCCGGAGGGATAGGTTGTGGTTTCGGGCAAGTTCGCCATGGGTGCGGCTCCTGTTCTTAGAAGATGATGGTCCAGGTCCCGTCGAGGCTGATGTCGTCGGCCTTCTCGATCGGGGCGCGGGTCTTGCGGGCGAAGAGGGTGCTGTCGGCCGCGATCAGGCCGAACTCACGGATGACCTTGCCGTTCGCCTCGGTGGTCTCCAGTCTCCAGTCGAACTGCACCCGGCCGGGGCCGGGGTAGCTGTGGCCTTGCAGGTTCTTGATGAAGGGCGCGGTGAGGGCGGTGTCGTCGGGCGTCGGCCCGCTGCCATTGGTGCCAACCCCGATGCGGTTGATGGTCTTGCCCGCGCCGTCGCCTGCGATCAGCTGGGCCAGCGCGGTGCGTGCACCCACCATGATCATGTTGTCGTCGCGCCAGCAGTCGATCAGAACCCCGCTGCGGCGGATGTTGATCAGGAGCGAGCCTCTCAGGGCGATTGTTTCGGTGGCGTTCATGGCACCCTCAATAAGCGGTTAAATCGGTGGTAACGGGGCCTGAATGGAACACGCCGGTGTAGAACGGGTGCGCGCCCGTGTGTCCGATCGATCCATCGTAAAGGTCGCCCGCGTGGCGGTACCGGCCGTCATGCCGGATGTGGCGCGTCAGCCGGATCGGCATGGCCAGATCGGCCAGCGGGGGCTGGTCCGCGCCATAGTTGATGGCCGAGTGCAGGTAGTGGCCATTGTAGGAGGGCAAGACCTCGATCCGGTCCTCGGCCGCAAGGTCGATCCCCATCGCCAGCAGGACGCGCTGGCTGTCATGGCGCTCGCCCGCCTCGCCCCATCCCGAGTAATCGGCCGAGGCGTCGTGCGCCAGGGCCGCATCATGCAGGTGCCGGGTGCCGTGATCATGCTGGATCGCGCCGTCATAGCGCCGCCCCCATGGCAGCACGTCCTCCGCGAAATGCCGAACCGTGGTGTCGGCCTCCTCGCCCGGCTCAAGGCTGTCCTCGACGCCCGCGCGAAAGCCGATATCCACCAGGTGTGAACGGGCATTCTTCCAGCGCTCGATCAGCGCCACGAGGCGGGTGATCTGGGCGGCATCCACCCCCTTGTTCTCGCCAAGGTCCAGCAGGACGCGGAACAGCGCCCAGCGGGTGCCGCCACCATAGGTCTCGACGGCCGAGTAGGTCTTGTCTCCGTCATAGAGCGCAATCGGCAGACCCTCGACGATCTCGGCATCGGCATAGCCGAGCGCCTTGACCGCCTCACGGATGGCCCAAGGTGTGCCGCGATGGCGGTGCAGATCGAGAGCGCGGCGGATCAGGGCGCGGCGCTCTTCGGGCGTGGTTGCCAGATCCCAGCCATCGTCGCCCAGGATGTTGAACTGCCAGGCGAGCAGCGACAGGGCGCCTTCGGGCAGATCGTCGATGCGGTAGACCAGAAGCGTGGTCAGGTCGAGATTGTCGAGCCGCCCGATCAGCTTCAGCAGGGCGCGGCTGCGCTCGTCATCGATCCCGGCGGGCAGAAGGCGCAGATCGTCAGCCATCGGCGGACCCCACCAAGGTGATCGCGATGCCTTCGCAATCGGCCCATTCCTCCGCGCCCAGCTCGCGCCAGGCGGGCGTGGTCATCTCGACGCGGTAGACGCCCGCAACCGACAGGGCCGAGATGAACTGGCTGGGCACGAGGTCGCGGCCAAGCCCGGCGCGCCGCTCGGCCGCATAAGCTTCGGCCGCCTTCTGGACGGCGGCCATGGTGCTGGTCGGATCGGCATTGCGATAGAGCGTGACCTGCGCGGCGATCTGGTAGCCCACGCGCACAGGAGCCGCGACCTCGACTTTGTCGGTGAGCGGGCGGACCTTGTCATCCGAGACCACCTCGGCCACCAGGTCGAGCATCTCGGATCCCGGCAGGCCGGTGTCGGTCAGGATGTGAATGCGCACGACGCCGGGGCGCGGGCTGAGCACGGCCGCGTCGATGATGGATTGATGCGCGCTGACCGCATGCCAGCGGTAGGCCCCCACGGGACCCGCAACCGAAAAGCTCTCGGGGGCCTGCTGGATGCGCGCGCGCAGGCGGTCATCGGTTTCCCCGGCGCGCCCGCCATAGGTCATCGAGACATTGCTTGCAGAGACGCCCGGCAGCGGGTCGAGGAGCGACGACACCTGCCCCGGAATATAGCCGTTGCCCGCAGGCCCGGCGGTCTCCGCCTTGGCCCCAGCCTCGATCGACAGCGCTCCTGCGGGGATCTCTGCGGCGGCATCGGTGGCGAAGGCCACGCGGCCATCGCCCGTGCGCACCCGCGTCCCGGCTGGAATGACGGTGACCGAGGCGCGCGGCTCGGCCAGGCTGAACGAGAGCGTGACGATCGCCGGAGCCTCGGCAAGCCGCTCGACACCCAGAAGCTCGCCCAGATAGTCGAGCATCGGGAAGGCGGCGAAGGCCAGCAGGTTCTGCTTGGCGGCCTCCTGGATGGCCACTCGGATCAGGCTTTCGCGGTAGGCGATCAGGTCGATGATCAGGCGCTCGACCTGGGCGGGCTGCAGCTTGCGGCCGGTATACGCCTGGTAATCGGCCACCATCTCGGCGGTGAGCGCGGCCGGATCGCGATCGACGAAGTTCGGCTCAGGCAGCGACATCGCGCACCTCCGTGGCGATCATCTCGCCCCGACCATCCAGCCGCCACTCGACCGTGATGTGCAGATGCGCCGACAGCTCGATCGGCACCATGCGGATCACCTCGATGCGCGGCTCCCATTGGCGCAGTGCATCGATCCCCTCGCGGATCACATGAGGGATGGCCTCGCCGGTCGGCAGGTCGATATAGCGCCACAGGTCCGATCCGAACTCGGGCCGGTGCGGCACCGAGCCCTTGGGCGTCATCAGGATTGTGCGGATGCACTGATTGATGTCGTCGATGCCTGCGACGATCTCGCCGTGCGCATCGAGACGCGGCTGCCAGTCTGCGGCGGTTATGTTGCGGATATCCTGAACCATGGCCGGACCATGGCCCGCGCCCGCGCGAGGTCATACCCGGACAGGTGTCCGGGTCACGTCTTGCAATGTCGGGGATGGCTAACCGTAACCGTCTTTTGCGCTCACGCCAAGCACCCAAAGGCTCACTGCGGCGGCCCGGTCAGGACCCCGATGCTTTCGGGGTGGATATGGGTGTCGCCCACGTTCTTGCCGTTGTGGGTCAGGGCCGGGCCGGTGATCGCCACACCCGCCGGGGAAATCTCGACCTTCGTGCCGCCGACCGACAGGGTGAAGGTCTGCCCGCCCTTGTCGTAGGTCAGCGATGCTCCGTCGCCATAGACGATGGTATGAACATTCGGATCGGACGAGGGCGGCGCGTCGGCCGCCGAGTAGATCGCGCCCGCGATGACCCCGGCCTCTTCGCCCTGGTCCATGATCACGACGACATGCTCGCCCACGGTGGGCATCCAGTAGGTCCGATCGGTTCGGGTGCGGCCCTGCAGCACCTGCAGCCAGTAGGATTGCACGTTGTCATGGTCGGGGAACTGGACCCGGCCCTTGGCGGTCGCCGGGTCGATCTCTGTCACGATGCCAATTCTAAGCGACACGGCGCACCTCGATCTCGGTTGTGTAGCCCGCGCCGCGCTCGATGCGGTGGCGGGAGGTTTCGACATAGTAGCGCCCCGACAGCTTGCCCATCAGCGCGACCTCGATCACGTTGCCCGCGATCATGCGGTGATCGCCTACGATCTGGATGCGGCCGCGCAGGCGCTTGGCGTTGGCGCGCTTCAGCTCGGCCTCGGCGCGGGTGCGGGCCTGAGCTTCGCTCTCGACCCGCGCGCGCACCTTCAGCGTGTCGCCGGTGGTGATATCCTCGGCCTCGACCGTGACAGAGATCAGCTGCGCGGTCTCGGGGTCGTGGTAGGACAGGGTGCATTCCTTGTAGACCTCGTGGGTCTTGTCCGTGAAGGCGAAGCGCTTCATCTCGGTGCGCGGGATCAGCGCCACCGGGTCTTGCGCCTCAAGGCTGGCGATGGTCGAGAAGAACAGGACCGTGTCGCGCACTGCGAAGACATGGGCGTATTCCTCGGCCACGCGGCGCAGGAACTCAAGGTCGCGCTCGTCGTTCTGGGTCACCCGCTTGATGGTGATGTCCTCGATCTCGCCCTCGACCGTCAGCCCGTGCTCGCCCGCGATCTGCTCGGCAATCTGGCGCAGCGTCTTGCTCTCGAAGGCGCGGGTCTTTGTGGTGCGCAGGCTCGCGGTCACCGGGGCCGCCAGGCCGCGCACCGTGACCGTGTCGGGCGGGCCGTCGAAGCTGATCTCATCCACCTCGAACTTGCCGCAGGGCAGAAGGCCCCGGCCGATCCAGCCGATCATGAGGTCCATCACGTCGCCCTTCTCGGGGTACCAGCTGCCCTTCCAGCGGTGCATGCGATCCTCAAGCCGGACCTCGATCTCGTCGGACTTGCCGTGGTCGGCATCGGTGTAGACGATCATCAGCGCATCGCCTGCGATATCGCCGGTGATGTCCGCCCCCGAATAGGTCAGGACCCATTTCGCCTCGGGAACGATCATGCCTGGCGGCCCCGCTTCCAGGGCGGAAGATCGCGATCGAGCACCACCTCATCCGCGATCACCGGGATCCGCAGGCGCTGCCCTGCCGCGATGAACGGCCGGATCGGCACGGTCGGATTGGCCAGGATGATCGGCTCATAGAGGTGCGGGTCGCCATAGTAGGTCCAGGCCAGCAGGTCCCAGCGGTCGTTGTCCGAGGTCAGGTGCTCGACATAGTCCATCTCAGGACCTCACGATGCTGGACGGCGGCACCGAAGAAGGCGAGCCGGAGGGCGGCGCGGCCGCAGGTGCGGTCTGGACATTCGACCCGGCCCCCGAGGCGCGGGCGGCATTGTTGACCACGCTGATGATCGCGCCCAGCAGGCCGCCCAAGCCCCCATGCTCCATCAGGGTGACCTTGGCCACCACTGCCACCAGCCCGCCGCGCCGGTCGGTCTGGCGCGTGGTGGACTGGATCTGCTTGATCACGAACATGCCGACATACTGGCCCGAGCCGTAGATGAAGGGCAGCGCGGTGCGCATGGTGCCCGCGATGCGCAGCTTGGCAAGCTCGGCCTCGGGGTTGCAGTAGCTGACATGGAACACCAGGTCGATCGTGACCTCCTCCAGCGCCTCGCCCATGTATTGCAGGCGGGGCTTGCCCTCGATCACGTCATGCTTGGCGTAATCCCAGGAGCGCTTGTTGGTGACCCCCTCGAAATAGGTGATGAGGCGGAAGCTGATCGGGCCGAGCATTGCGAACATGGGGTCTCTCCTCAGTAATCGCGGCGGGACTGGCGGGCCAGCTCGTCCTGGACCAGCTGCACAAGCTCGTGGCCCATCGACCGCATAAGCTCCTGCATCTGCTCGCGCGACTGGAAGCCGTCGCCGCCGCCCGCGCCGCCCTGCATGGTGATGGTGGGGTTGAAGTTGATCTCGACCCGCGTCCCGGCATCGCCCCCGGCCGCGCCGGTGGCCGACATGGCGGGCGCGCTGCCCGGCTCGCCGGTCAGGCCGACCTGTGGCAGGGCGCTCGCGGCTTGCAGCACGGGCAGGTTGGTCCGGCCGATCTCGGGCACCTGGGCGGCCATGGCGGGCAGGCTCATGGTGGCCCCGGCCAGCGCCGCCGCCATCCCCGCTGTCAGGCGATGCACTGCCGCTACGGCAGGCGCGGGGCGCACGGCCCCCGCCACCGTCTCGGAGAACCGCACCCGATCCAGATCCGACAGCGGGCCGATCTTGGCGGGCGAATGGGGCAGGTGGTCGCGCATGGCCTGCACGGTTTCGCGCGTGGCCTCGATGGCTTGTGCAGCCCCGGCGCGGATGCCTTCGGCCAGGGTGCGCATGAAGGCGATGCCGTGCGAGCGGAAGGACACGCCCTGCAGCACGGCCGTGGCCGAGCGGATCGCGGCTTCGGCGGCGGCGGGGATCCCGCCTGCCTGCGCGATGGACTGGCCTGCGGCCACACCCACTGCCTCGACGCCCGTCTGGGCGGGGGCAAAGTCCACGCCCTCAAGGCGCTCCAGGTCGGCCGCCAGCGCCTCGACGGCCGCCTGCGCCCGCTCGATCGAGGCAGGATCGCGGATCGCCATCTCGGCCGCATCGCCGCTTGAGAAGATCGTGGTGAGCCGGTTCCAGGCAGCGCCAGCCATGTCGGCCGCGCCCGAGATGATCCCGACCACGGTTTCCCCGATGCCGCCAAAGGCTTCGCGGATCGTCTCAAGGGGCGACCAGGCAAAGAGTGCGCGCATGCCATCCCAGATCGCAGTGATCGCGGCGAAGGCGGTCTCGAACGGGGCCTGCATCGCGGCCGCCACCGCCGACCAGTCGAGCGCCGGCATCTCGGGCAGCACATCGGACCAGCTGAAGCTCGGGATGTAATCGAGCCAGTTGAGGGGCGAGATCCACGTCAGCCAGTCCACGGCCCCAGAGACCGCGCCGGACAGATCGAAGCTCGGCACATAAGCCGACCAGCTCAGCGAGGTGATCCAGTCACCCCAGGCCAGGGCGCTGCCGATCACCTCGGCCCAGCTGAAGCCGGGAATGAAGTCGAGCCAGCGCAGCGGGATCAGCCACGAAGCCCAGTCCAGCGCGGTCAGCGCGCCCGCCCAGCTGAAGGACGGCACATAAGCCGACCAGTCCAGCGCCATCACCCATGCGCCCCAGTCGAGGGCGGTCTCGATGATCGCGGCCCAGCTGAAGCCGGGAATGAAGTCGAGCCAGCGCAGCGGGATAAGCCACGAAGCCCAGTCCAGCGCGGTCAGCGCGCCCGCCCAACTGAAGGACGGCACATAAGCCGACCAGTCCAGCGCCATCACCCATGCGCCCCAGTCGAGGGCGGTCTCGATGATCGCGGCCCAGCTGAAGCCGGGGATGAAGTCGAGCCAGCGCAAGGGCGAGACCCACGAGACCCAGTCGAGCACCTGGAGCGCATTGTCCCAGGTGAAGAGGGCGACGAACTCGGGCCACGACAGGCTGGTGATCCAGTCCGCCCAGTCCAGCACCGAGCCGATCACGGCCGACCAGCTGAAGCCGGGGATGAAATCCAGCCAGCGGATCGGCAGGATCCACGAGGCCCAGTCCAGGACCTGAAGCGCGTTGTCCCAGGTGAAGAGGGCGACGAACTCGGACCAACTCAGCGAGGTGATCCAGTCGGCCCAGTCGAGCACCGCGCCGATCACCTCGGCCCAGCTGAAGCCGGGAATGAAATCGAGCCAGCGCAGCGGCATCAGCCAGCTGAGCCAGTCGAGCACCGTCAGGAAGTTCTCCCAGGTCAGCAGCCCCACGAAATCCGCCCAG